TGGGTGCTCCTGGTGTGGGTGCTCCTGGTGTGGGTGCTCCTGGTATGGGGTCCAGTTTATTTGACCTTGGTCAATTACAAGGTCGAGAACCTTATCGTAATAATGTCTGGAGTGGTCAAATGGATTACACTCATGGTGCTATGAACGGTTTAAATTCTATGCTTGGTGCTCAACCTAGATTCCATGTGTTACCAGAATTAGCTCAAGAATTGTCGGCGTTATTATACAATCAAAATGGTTTAATGGGTTTAGGTAATGCAATGATGCCTTATCAAAACTCTGGATATGGTAGTATGTTTTCTCCACAGGGTGGTTACGGTCAATATGGTTTATTTGGTGGTAAAAAATCAAAAAAATCTAAAACACGTAAAGCAGGTGCTAAAAAATCCAATAAGAAAAGAAAGACTAAATATAACCGTAAGTAAATATAAATAATAACTATTAAATTTTATTATTTATAAATGAAACAATTTTAATTTTTAAATTAATCAGTTTTAAATTCATCAGCTATTTTATTAAATATGTTTGTTGCTGTTTCAGAAACATTAACCAGAAGAGTAATTATATCTTGTTTTTCTTTAGGAGTTACAAAAGCAATTCTTAATATCGATTTATTAATGTGTGGATGAGGTTTACTAAATCCACAATAAGTTAGCATATTATTATTTTCATCATCATTTATTTGTGATTTGTCGCTAATATAATATTTTTCATATAATACGTATTCTAATACTTTACCTAGTGTGTGATCTTCATCAATTAATATAATATCAAAACAATGTTGAATTGTACTATTTGATTCTGTTATCATATTTTCATCTGATTGAACATTATCACTAAATTTTTTAAGCTTATTAATCATTACATATGAAGCTTTGTAAACTATACTCATCTCGGGAAATGGACCCACTGATTCTATTTTAAAATTAAACGAATTTTCCTCAGTAATTCTTTTAGCATCTAATAGCAACCAATCCTTTTTATAAGACTCTATATCTTCCTTATTTTTACCATTTGCTTTTAATTCTTTCATAATATTAGTCCATTCTTGATTAATTTTTAGTTTATCAGGAGATGCACCATAACTACATGTTGAAACTACATTATATGCACTATCTTCTTTAGCAGTTCCTATATCTAATTCCGATGTAAATTTTATATGTTCACCATTTACTACATCAGAAATTTTAGGACGCAGACGTACAATTTCAATATAATCATTTGTTATTGGGTCAGGTGGAAATATTTTATTTACATCTGATTTTGTTAAAGTTTTATCGTTTTTAATATTTGTAATCGTTAAATCATTGGTTGTAGCATAAATAATAGAATCTGTATTGTTAATAACATCCATTTCTACAATATAATCTTTCAATGGAAAATCTGTATCTACAATATGAATCGGAATACAGCTTAGACGTTGTTTAATTAGTTCATTATTCATACGAGAAGTATTAATTTCAATATTTACTAGATTTTGTTCGTGTGGACTAGTTCGAAATACAACAGTTGGTATTTCAGATAATATAATTCTTCTTAAAGCGTTTGCAATACTGACATTAACTCCGCTTAGTTTAAATTGCAAATAATTATCATCTTGTGACAAATCACTTATTTTTGGGTCCATAGTTAATATATTATATAAATAAATAATTAAATCAATTTTTAATTATTTATATATAAATAAGTTTAAAATAAATTACGTAAAATAATTTACAATATATAATGAGCTCAATACTTTACTATAGTAATTATTGTAATAATTGTAAACCATTATTACAAAAACTATCCCAAACAACTATTAAGGATGACATGCATTTTATATGTATCGATAAACGTGTTAAAAAACCTAATGGTGCAACTAATATAATACTATCTGATGGTCAAGAAATTTTATTACCTCCAAATATTACGAAAGTACCTGCTTTAATGTTATTAAATAGAGGAAATCGTGTATTATTTGGAAACGAAATAAACGAATATATAAAACCACAGGAAGTAAAAGTGAATAATACATCAACAATGAATAATGGAGAGCCACACGCCTTCTCTTTTATGGATAGTGCTACTGGTGGATTCGGTGTTGCTTCAGATAATTATAGCTTTTTAGACCAAAACCCCGATGAATTATCAGCACAAGGGAATGGAGGTATGAGACAGCAACATCATTATGCAGATTTAAATTATCAAAGTGAAATAGAAACTCCTCCAGATACATATACTCCTAATAAAGTAGGTGAAGTTTCTATGGAAAATTTACAAAGTAAAAGAGAAAAAGAAATACAAAACAATTAATCTAAATAATAATTTAAAAAAAATATTATAAATAACTAATATGAACTCACAAGTATTAAAAGGATTTAATGATCATTTCATGGAACTTGTGGAAGACATTGAACGTGTTTTCCCTGATGATAATGATATATCTACCGTTAAAAATTCTTTTATAGAACTAAGAAAAGCTAATCCAAAAATAATAATTAAGGTTTTCAAAGAACAATTTTTGGATTTATATTCTTCTGAAATAGAAAATGGCAACATAGATTTTTTTATTAACAAAGATTATAAGAAGGATATTGGAAATATGGCGGATTCAGAATATATTTTAAAAAAAATAGATTTATTACGTGAACCTGTTAAAAATATGCAAAAATCAGACCAAGAAAAAGTAATTAAATATATTCAAAATCTATCAAAATTATGCGGGGTTTATTACAATAAATAAATTCTATATAGTTTGATTTAAATATATATTATAAATCAAACTATATTATGGAAAATAACGACGATATTATTGTTGAAGAAAAATTAGAAACTATGATAAATAATGCTGAAAAAGATCAAACTGACAACGACGATGTCGATGAAGATGAAGCTAATTCTGATGACGAAAATACTAACATACAAGATATCGAAAATATAAAAAAAATATTGTTTGATTTTACAAATGATTTATTAATTACTTTTCCAGAATTAAAGGATACCTTGAATTCAGATTTAAATTTTATTGTTCATAATACAGAAGATGACGAAAACTTATTAGATTCTGTTAATAAAATAAAGGAATATTGTTTAACTATATATCCCGAGAGATTTTTTGACATATTGTATCAAAATGATAAGATATTTGATGGTGATGAACCGTTATATTTATTACCTGATATAGATTTTAAAGTATTATGGAGAGAAAATATTAGTGACAACACAAGAGCTACAATATGGAAATATTTGCAATTATTATTATTTTCATTAGTAACTGAAATACCTAGTTCGAGTTCTTTTGGAGATACTGCAAAATTATTTGAAGCGATTGATACCGATGAGTTTAAAAATAAATTAGAAGAAACAATTTCTAATATGGAGTCCTGTTTCGATACAAGTGGAAATAACTTTTCAGATATTTCGTTTAATAATACAGAAGATTTACCAGACCCAGAAAAATTACATGAACACTTAAATAAGATGTTAGATGGCAAACTAGGTAATTTGGCACGTGAAATAGCAGAAGAAACTGCTGCTGACATTAATATGGATATGAATGACGAGTCATCAGTAAATGATGTATTTAAAACATTATTTAAAAATCCTACAAAACTTATGGATTTAGTTACAAAAGTAGGAGGAAAATTAGACGATAAGATTAAATCAGGTGATATTAAAGAAAGTGAATTATTAAGTGAAGCTGCTGAAATGATGCAAAATATGAAAAATATGCCTGGTATGGAAAATATACAAAACATTTTTAAGCAAAGTGGAATGAGTTCAGATAAGATGAATTTAAGCGCAATGCAATCACAATTACAACGGAATATTAAATTAGCAAAACAAAAAGAACGAATGAAGAAAAAGGCAGAACAAAAATCACAAACTACTGCTACAAATGATATATCACAAGAAATGTTTGAAAATGCAAATAAGGCAGCTATTGATTTGTTAATATCTGAAGGAGTTAAGTTTGAAGAGATGGAAAATCTTATATTTAGCACGGGGGAAAAATATGAAAAAACTGTTAGAAATCCGAATTCAGAATCTGAAACAAAGAAAAAGAAGAAGAAAAAAAAACGAAAACAAAACAAATAAAAAAGTATAAATATATATATGACTAATCAATTTTGGTTAAGTGATCCAACAATATTATTAAACCAACAACATATATTAGAATTATGGCCAAATAGAAATATGGATAAAAATGCCAAATTAAATGCTATAAGTCGTCTAATTATATTATTAACAATAGTAGGTCTATTATATACACGTGAAATTAAAATATTAATTACAGGAATAATTACATTAGTAGTAATTGTATTAGTTCATAGAATTCAGACAAAACCTATTAAAAAAGTTGTAAACACGGAAGCGTTTACAGATGCAGGGCTTTATGAATTAGTAAAAGATAATTTTAGTGAACCATCAAAAACTAATCCTTTAATGAATGTAATGTTAACTGATATTAATGGAAATCCGAATAAAAAGCCGGCTGCTCCTGCTTTTAATCCAGTGGTTACAGAAGATATAAATAATGCAACAAAGAAATTTGTATCGGATAATTTTAACGACCCAACCATTGAAGAAAAATTGTTCAAAGATTTAGGAGATAATTTTTCTTTTGACCAGTCAATGAGGACGTGGTATGCAACGCCAAACACACAAGTACCAAATGACCAAAAGAAATTTGCCGAATTTTGCTATGGTGGTATGAGTTCATGTAAAGAGGGAAATGAAATTGCTTGTTCAAGAAATTAAAATATATACATTATCAAAATATATATACATTATTATTAAAATAATATATATATTATTATATAATGGCTTCTGTTTATGATTATACATTAAATCAAGGAACAAGAATAGGTAATGATATGTGCGACCAAAGTCAACAAACAGTTCAAAATTCATTAGCTTCGACATATATGTTAAATAATTATCGTAGTGCTTGTCCTATGAATAACGCAATTGATTTTGCAACAAGCAATTTAGATGTTAATTTCAAAGGTAGTCATCAAGTTGGAATCGGTGGTTGCAATGTTGATCAAAGTTCTGATTTATTAATGCCTTCTTTATCGAAACCTAAATGCAAAATTAGTTTAATTCAACGTCCATTTAGTACTGTTCCTTATTTAGGTAGAGGAAAATCTAATCCAGTATTAGAATCTCAAATGCAGCAGGGAGAATTAGCTAACAATCGTAAAAGTATTACTCAATCAACTGAGTTATCGTATATTAAGTATCATAATACACCTATGATTCCTTCGCTCCAATCGACCATTAATAATCCTGCTAATTTAGTAGAAGGAGCTGCCGATTCAGGATGGATTCGCGGTGGTGTTCCTTCGCGTGAACTGGCTCGTGACAAAGAATACGCGTAATATATTTGAGATATTTATTAACAAAGAAACATTAGAATTAATTTAAATATTAGAATTTAAATTAATTATGTATAAAACAGACTTTATTTGTAACTATAAACAACACGACGAAGAAGATAAGGAAGATATGTATCGTATACAATTTTTACAATCATTTGATTTAGATAAATGGGATGAAAATGTTATTAATAGTTCAACTGAAGAAATATATAATAAATTTAAAACAAATAATGATCTTATGACTATAATTAATTCAGCCAAAAATTCAGAAAAGTTAATGATGATAAAGCAATTTATTGGAGACGATGATTTCACTATATTCAAAGGTTTATTTCAATATGATTTATTTGATTTAGTTCATATGTGTTTATGTGATTTAGTTAATTCAGGAACGATTAAAATAATTAACAAAAATAATCTTATTAATAATCTATAATATATATACATATGGCTTCAACACGTAGTAAAAATACACCTGGAAATTATAAATTAGAACAAAGAGCAAATATATTATCAAAAAAATATGATTTGTACCAACATTCACAACATGGTTCTCCTTATAAAACAGCTATCCCAAGTATTGGTTATACCCCCAGCTTCATATCACGTGACGCTTTATCTACAAATCCTATTGATATTGAATCAGCTTTATTTGGTATTAATTCTACTAATCTAGAAACACCTAAACCGAATACCATTGCTCATTTAAAAAAATTACCTGAAAAAGATTTTTTCGATAGATTACCTATGATAATGCCTCATAATTTAGTAATCGAGAATAACCAAAGACCGTTGCGCTCCTAAATTTTCAATTTGTTATAATATAAAGCAATAAACAAATATATCTTTAATGAGACATAATTATATTTGTTTAATTGGGATTATTCCATATAGTGTATTTGGATATTTGTGGAAATCAAATATTATGCTTTTTGCTTCCTTTTTAGGATTTATTTTACATCTGAATCCACATAACAATGTAATTAAATATATTGATTTATCTGTAAATGTTTCACTAAGTATATATGCCATCGTTTTAGAAAAAAAAACTATTTTACCAGCATCATTTTCTGCAATATGCTATTTTAACAATAATATTTTACACCGTCCAAAAAATATAAATGGTGTTTTTTATAATTTAAAACACGTATTTTTAATACAATTTGTAGGATATTATGGTTATTATTTATTGTATAAACATGAACCTTGTTTAGAATTTTTTTTTAAATGTGATAATGAAAATATATAATTTAAATAGTATTTAAACTATAAATATTATGAAGTATCCTATTATAATATTTATTAGACACGATAATTATAGTTCGATTGATACTGTTTTAGATAAAAACGCGCTTGAATGTTCAATCACTATTTCAAACAACGAAGACGATTATAAATTATTATACGGTGACAAATATCATTTATTAGTAACCTATGGTTCAGATAAATCAGAATACAATATTATTTTGAATAATATCCCAGAACGACTACGTAAACGATGGCTACATGAATCTAATATATCAGATATTAATGTTTTTAATGAAAAAGTCAATCATTCTTATATTAGCAATGTTATAGAAAATAGAGAGAAAACAAGACCTATTTTTTCTGTATTTACAACGTGTTATAAATCGTTTGAAAAAATAAATAGAGCATATAAAAGTCTTTTAAATCAAACATTTAATGATTGGGAATGGGTTATTATGGACGATACGCCTAGAGAAAACGAAAGCCATTTTTATTATTTACGCGAAATATTAACAGATAAAAGGATTCGTCTATATAAACGTTCGGATAATAGTGGTGTCATTGGAAATGTCAAGAACGAAGTAGTATCATTATGTAGAGGTAAATATTGTTTTGAATTGGATCATGACGATGAAATTACCCCTAATTGTATACAGGATGCTTATGAATGTTTTAAAGCACATTCAGATGTAGGATTTATTTATATGGATTTTATTAATATGAAAGAGGATGGCACTCCTTTAAAATATGGTAATTTCATTAGTAAAGGATATGCAGGATATTATGCAATGAAATATAATGGTAAATGGCAAAACGTATATTTAACACCCAATATTAATAACATAACTTTATCGCATTTAGTATGTTGTCCTAATCATCCAAGAATATGGGAACGACAATTTTTACTAGATATTGGTAATTATTCTGAAATGTTACCAATTTGTGATGATTACGAATTGTTACTACGAACGTGTACAAATACAAAAGTAGCAAAAATATGTAAATTAGGATATATTCAATATATGAATGATAATGAAAATAATTTTTCATTAATTAGAAGTTCTGAAATAAATCGAATTGGACCACAACATATTATGCCACAATACTATGAAAAATATTTTGTTCATTCGGATATGTCTTTTAAAGGTGCAGCAGAAAACAAAAACTATATCGACGAATGTAGTCAAATATGGAAAAGAAGTGATTACGAACATTGCTATATTAATTATCGTTTTAGTCCAGATTATGATAAGCAACTATTGATTATTGGGGCTGAACGAATAAGACTAGATGACGTTAATCAGTATATAGATGATTTATTGTGTGAAGTATTTTTATTTGATTCTGAAAATAATTTACAAAATTTAATAAATGTAGTAGAAGAATTAAATTATGATAAAGTTCGTTGTTGGAGTTTAGAAGATGGCAATGAAAAAGAAATAATAAATTATTTTAATTTATTATGTAAATCTTGTGATTACACAATTATACTAAAATAAAATGTTAATTATCTCTCAAATAATTCCAATAACATAATTCAAAAGGAATATATTTATTAACCTTATAATTCTTAACACAACATTCTTCGATATAATAAAAATCTGATTGATAAATATTTATATTCCATCTAATATTTTTAATTAACGGATAATATAATAAAATTTGTGATGTATCTACTTTTTTCCAAGAAATGTCATTTCCTTTTAATGTTTCTCCATAAGATCCATCAATATTAGATAATCTTTTTTGATCAAATGTATATATATTATTTTTTTTTACAAATTTAAATAAATTATATAAATTTGGATGAATGATGTTATCATCATCCAAATAATAAATAAAACAATTATGTAGTGCCTTTTTTTCAGCTAATATATCAAGAGCGTAATTTCGTTGTGCATTTCCCCAATTACTTTCATTACATGTATGTATATATTCTTCAATGTTGTTATTTTTTATAAATATTTTAGGATTATTTGTTATTTGTTTTCCATCATAAACAATAATCCACTTTATTATAATATTAAAATCTATAGTTTCATATATTTTTTTAAGATTTTCAATTCTATAACACGGTGTTATCAGAACTATTTTATTATTTTCGATTTCAGAAGTAATACCATTTTCTATATTATTTTTAATATAAATACCTTGGTAATTGTTAAAAATAGGAGGTTGTTCTAGTTGTATTCCAAGTGAGTTTTTGTAAAAACCGATACTATTATATGCTACACAATCTTTATATTTTATACAGGCGTTTTTTTCGAGTATATGAGTATAATCATATGCCATATCATTACCAATAATGTCATATCCTGAATAGTAAATAAATGTATTTTGTGATTTATCTACTATGTTTTCATAGGTAATATCATTTTCGTTTTCTTCATTACCAAGATAATTGTTTATTATCTTTTCAATACGAGGAAAAAATTGCATTTCATTTAATAATTTATCCTTCATCTTAAGAATATATGGTAATCGTTTTGAATACCAATCTTCTTTTATAGCGGTAGATATAGTATTTAAGGATTCTTCAAAATTATTTAAATCAATTTCAACAAATGCCAAAGGGTCAATATATTTACTAACATCCGGAGCACCACAATAAAAGACTAGTGTTTCACACAAAATAGGTTCCCATAATTTTTCTGTTATAAATCCAGGCTCAAAATTATTTTCACACATAAAATAATATTTATATGGCATCAGTCCTTTAGATTTATCAACAAATGGAGTCACCACACCTTTATAATTTTTAAACTGATGACAGTTATTTTCATTGTATATATCTATTTTAAAATCTAATTTTGAGTCTATATATTTTGATTCTATATATTTTGATTCTATATATTTTGATTCTATATATTTTAAAAAGTCAATCCGTTTAATGTGTCCTGGGTCAAAATACTTGCTACTACATATTGATGATATCGTTTTTCTTTTTAATGGAGATTGATGTAGCTCTTCATATGATTGTTCTAATTGCCAAAATACATTATTATATGTATGTGAATTACGACCAATAACCGCCATATATTCATTCTCATTTGGATTCGACCATACACCCCAATTATTTACACCCCATTTTTTATTTTCACACCACGGTTCCATTTGAAAAACAATCGTTTTTTCTTTGTTAATTTTTATATTCATATCTTGAATAGAATGACAAACACAAATATTCGAACTATCACACACTGGTTTATTTATAATAACCAAAAAATCATATTTGTCATTATCTACTAGTTTAATATTATTCCAAATACAATTTGTTTTTCCCATTCTACCAAATTGATTACATGCATCAGATGAACTACAATAATTAGTAAGCATTTTAACACGTGTGTAGTTAATATTCTCATCATCATGTGTAGTTTTTTCTATTGAAATACTCTTACTAAAATTTTGAATGTCGGTATCGATAATTTTATTTCCTTCTTTCCAATCAGTAAAAGCAATTTGAGGACGACATTCCTTTTTTTGAAGTTCTGGTATTTTTTTCATAACAAGATAATCTATTCCATGTTTAATACCAACATTATAAAGATGATTTAATATTTTCCTTGCTCCATTTTTATTTATACTATAACAAAAAAATCCACCAATAAAATTATTATTATCCAACTCATATACCTGCAGGTTATTATCATTATCATAAATATTTTTGTATTTTATTCTAGTATTTGAAAACATACTATAACCTAATAATACACTGTCATTTACGATTAACTCATCTTTTATACCCAATAATCTATTATACCAATTAGGTCTAAGTTCTATATCATCCTCCATTATAATGTAGTAATCAGTAGTAACATCTTGTAATAATTCTTGCCATAATTCAATATGTGATATAGCACATCCTATTGTTCCAACATTATTATTAAAATCGTTATCCTTAAATGTATATAACCTTGGGTCATTTTCTTTTAATTCGTTACCATCTACAGCATCTTTAAAATCAAATGCAATATCTTTTAAAATACATTCCATATGAAGTCGTCTATCTTTACGTCGCTTAAGATTTATTACTTTTATGGGTAGTTTCTCTATTTTATTATATATTCCAGAAATAGAACCTTGTGATACATTATTTAATTCATATGAATTTTTTTCATCTACATTTCCTCGTTTACCTGCTAATTTGCCAATATGAATACAATTTATTTCGTTAAGGTAAGCTGTTTTGTATCCTTTTTCATTATATTTATTAGCATAATCTAATTCAAAAAAATCATTGTTCGTGTTAAAGTTTCCTAAAACTTTTAACACATCAATATTTGTTACACCAGGTCTAAAACTATAATGTGGCCAATATCCACATGGAGAATTTTCTTCTTTGTGTATATGCAATAATAAATCGTCATCAAGTTTTTTACCACATTTCCATAACATATCCTCTATTATTTCACCATATCCTTTATTATATAGAATTTGTTTAACACCTATATTATTATATTTATCTAGATATTCGATAGGTTTAATTACATAATCGTTTTCCTTTATAAATAACCAATCATCTTCTACATGTATCCAATATTTTGCTGATGAACCTAATACTATGTTTCGTATTAGATTCATACTACTTCGATGACCTTTATTTTCTTCTGTTTTTTCAATAAATTCTATCCATGGATAAAGTTCTTTCAGAATGTTTAGTTCCTTTTTTTCAGTTCCATCGTCTATACAAATAATTTTTTGAATATGTGACAAATCTCTCCATGTTCGCCTTAAAGAATCTACAGTTCGTTTAAATAATTTTGGTCTTTTACACGATGTAATAGTGAGAACTGTTTTAATATTAGAATTTAAATAACAAGATGGTAAGTACCCTAACAATACATTATCAACTTCAGTGTATTTTGTATAGGAATTAATATAATTATTCAAGATAGATATAGTGGTATCGTTATTTGTTTCCAATGGATATTTATCAATACACTTTAGTATAAAAGACAATGTTAGATTTATATATTTTTGAATAGCCTCGTCATTAGGTATGAAAAATTGTCCATTGTAAATAACATTATTAATTACAGATATATCCAATTTATTAAAATTATTATATAATAAGAATAAAGCACGTCTTCCTTTTTCATATTCTTTATATTTGTAACTAATAATAAGTATTAGTATGTATAATTTATATGTATGAATAGATTCATCCATAAATAAATATCCATATTGTGATTCTGGAGGACTAGACAAATCAATACCATTTACTAAAAAATTAGCAATATTGTGTTCACCATTTTCATAGTAGTATTTTATTAACCAATATATTCCTTCCCATCTTGATTGGTCATATGTTAATGTTTTCAAACTATAACTAATAGTTTCAGAAATATTATTTCGTTGTTCTTCAATACGTGAAATCATAAGACATGCATAAAATTTTTCTTGATTCCAAGAATCAACTTCTATTGTTTTTTTATACCAATACAAAGCCTTATCATATATTTTAGAATCTTTGTAACTTTGTGCACAGTAAAAAGCATAACGATTTTTTAACCATTGTTCCGGTTCATTTTGGTATGCTTCTTCTAATATCATAGCATCATTTAAATATTTATCTGGATTTTTATTTCTACTTCCTTTTCGTCCTGATATAAAATAATAATCTCCTTCAATATTTTCACATATAGAAGCATTTTCTTGACAAATAATGATTTCATGAATGACACCAAAATATTTCCATTTTTTACGATTATTTATAATACAAATACGATTATACGAAAATCCTCCACCAAATTTAACTGAGTAACTGTCTTTTTTTAAATAAGGAATCTTAAAATCACCGTATATTTCATCGTCTGCATCAAAAATAAAAACATAATCTGTCTTATTAAAAGCCTTAGATAATGCTAAGTTTCTATTATATGAAAAATCTCTCCAAGTATGTTTATGTAATTCACCAGGTATATTTAATTCATCAAAAAAATTTTGAATAATATCAATTGTGTTATCACTTGACCCTGTATCACATATTACCCAATAATCGAGTTTAACATATTTTATTATGTTAATCAATGTTTTTTTAATTATATGAGACTCATTTTTAACAATCATATTAAGACATATAGAAGGCATTTTGTATTATATTTGATTTCATACTTTTAATTAATATTATTATAAATATATATATGTCTTTTACACGATTCCACGATGATAATTGTAGAATTGAAAAACAATTACAAGAATTAACAGGAACAGGACGTTATATGTTAAACACACCAGGACCAGGTAAAAACCCTTGTTTCATGGAGGATCCATATTTAAGATTACAATACTGGGGTGCTAATTTGAAAACGAATTCGATTAATTTAGAAAGTGATTTACGTGGCTTAACACGTTCGGCAAACAAGGATTGTCTGAAGGCAAACAACTATAAAACAAAAGCTGTTAAGAGTTCAAATATAATTTATCCTGTATGTGACCCAATTACTGAACAACCACGTGCAACTCATCCGGCTTGGACAGCAAGAGATTTAGAACAAGTAAATTGGTATATTTTACCTCACGATCCACAAGAAAACACGTGCATTCCTTTTCAAAATAACTTAAATACACGAATATTAGAGAAAAATAATTATATGGCAAAATATCCGGATTTAAAAGATAAATCTGTTGTCAAAGAAGGAATATGTGTAGGCGGAAATCCTCTATTACCGTATGTTCAACAAGGAAAAATTTAAATTTAGTAAATTACAATAGTAAATATGAATTTATATAAATATTATATCATATTGTATATATATAAATGGCAGTAGCAATACCAATTATAGCATTAGGAACTTTATATGTCATATCTAATTATAATAAAAAGGAAGAAAAAGAAGGTTTTACAAATGAGGAAAATGAAAATGAAACCAATATTTTTCCAAATAATAATACAGATAAATATTTTGACAAAGCAAGTAGTTCGACAAATCTAAGTGTAAGCAGTTTTCCAATTGCATCAGATTCACTTGAAACTAATAATGTAAACAAGTATTCAAATCCGAATCAAGTAACTGATAAATATTTTAAACAAAATAACAATTCTGTTTACGAGAATGTTAGTCATACAAATCCTCCTGGAAGTGTAGGCAGTGGAACCCAACAACAAATGTCATTAACAGGAGAGCCTATTAATACAAGTGATTTCAAACACAATAATATGAAACCTTTTTTTGGTGCTAAAATAAAAGGCGCTACTATTAGTGGAGATCAAGCTGAAAGCACATTAGATAATATGCAAGGTGGGGGTTCACAACACAATAGAAAAGTTGAACAAGCACCTTTATTTAAGCCTACGTCATCTATGCAATTTGCAAATGGAACTCCTAATACAAGTGATTTCGTGCAATCTCGTATGAATCCTAGTTTACGCCAAGCAAATGTAAAACCATATGAATCGCAACTTGTTGCTCCAGGTTTAGACAAAGGGTTTAATGGAGAAGGAGGTGTAGGGTTTAACTCAGGTATGGAAGCGCGTGATAAATGGTTACCAAAGAATGTAGATGAATTACGTGTTGGAAATAATCCTAAGGTTACGTTCGATTTAAATGGTCATCAAGGTCCAGCCAATTCATTAATCAAAGAGTCAGGTAATATTACTACTCAGGGTAAAGTTGAGCAGTACAATCCCGATACCTATTATACTGTTGGTAAAGATAGATGGTTTACTACGACCGGTATTCAAAAAGCCCCATCGGCACGCAGTAATGAAATTGTTCCTGATACAAACCGTTTAAATACCTCCACCGAATATTACGGCACACAAGGCTCACATGCTGGTGCTGGTGGAAGTTATATGAAAGGTGAATATAAAACCCCAAATCGTGTTGTTCTTAAACCGAATGATGTAACAAATATATCTGCTGCTGGACAAAATAATGGAGCTGAAAATGATTTTGGTGTTAAGGGATATAAACCATTGCCTAATAATCGTTCAACTACGACACATGAAGAAAATGTTGGTGGTGTTCATGGAATGATGGGTGCTGTAGTAGCTCCTTTATTGGATGTATTAAGACCATCACGCAAAGAAAATGTAATCGGAAACTTACGTCCTACGGGTAATGCTGGTACTTCTGTTGCTAAAAATCCGATCTGGAATCCAGCAGACCGCACTAGAACAACCAATCGCGAAATGACCGAAGGTGCAGCAGATGGAAAATATTTGAATATTGGTCGTCAAGGTGCTGATGGATATACTGTATCTGAACATCAGCCTGTTCATGTTCAAAGAGATACAACTAACAAAGAACATATAGGAAATATAGGTCCAAGTTCGTATAACGGAGAGACTAGTTATGATGCTGCTTATAGACAGCGTAACAATGTAAATAAAACATATGAAAATAGAGCTAATCAAGGTGGAACCCAAATATTCAATCAGAACAATAATATTAGTATTCAAAGAAAAGATTCGGATAGAAACAATAATCGTATGTGGGCACCAGGTCTAGGTAAAAATACTATACCATCAAAAGAAACATATGGTAAATTAAATGCTCCGTCATACAATAATCCTAAGTTTGATCAACAAAGAATCGAACCTGACTTATTAAACGCGTTTAAAGAAAATCCGTATACACAAAGTTTAAGTAGTTGGGCATAAATTATATATTTATTGATTACTTATTAAATATATAATTTTTTAAAATGTATGACATATAAAATTCATGAAAATATAGATGAAAGATTAAACAGTTTTTTAAATGATGGAAAAATACCAAATTTAATCTTTCACGGACCAAGTGGTTCAGGTAAAAAAACAATTGTTAAAAAATTCATTAATGATATTTATAATAATGATAAATCAATTATTAAAGAAAATATTATGTATGTAAATTGTGCTCTTGGAAAAGGAATTAAATTCGTAAGAGAAGAATTAAAATTATTTGCCAAAACACATGTTAATTTTCAAAATAATATAAATTTTAAATCTGTTATTTTGATAAATGCAGATAAATTAACAATGGATGCCCAATCAGCACTAAGAAGATGTATTGAATTGTTTAGTAGTTCGACGCGATTTTTCATAATAGTTGAAGACAAATATAAATTATTAAAGCCTATATTGTCTAGATTCTGTGAAATATATGTTCCATTACCAATTATAAATAATAAAAAGGTAAATTTACATATTAAAAATAAAAAAAATAATATTAAATATGAAAATACACGTGATGCTTGGTTAAATAAATATTTAAAAAATGTTAAAATCAATAATTATATTGATATAATCGAAATAGCAGAACATTTATATCAAAAAGCATATAGTGGAATTGATATTATAAATTATTTCGATAACAAACATAATACAAGTGATTTTGTGAAAAAATATCAATATTTACTAGCATTTAATAAAGTTAAATTAGAAATAAACAATGAACTAATATTAATGATGTTTATACTTAATTTTATTTTTTTACGTTCTGACTATAATTTAGAAAATATAACATTTATGTAAATGGATGACTATTCTTTGTCCAGTTTATCTGAGTCTAAAAATGAATGGTGTTCACGTTTAGTAGATACTTTAACACCGGCAATAATAGAAGGTTTAAGATCCATTTATAATGAGTCTTTAAAATTGTGTATCGAAAGTGATGAAGAAGAAAAATATTTAATGACATTTCAAACATTTCTTAGTAGAATTCCTAAATGGAATGAAAACATCATACAGGTTGAACGTGAAAGAATTGAAAAAAGTTCTAACTGTTCATATTTAGAAGAATTAATTACATGTGTCCATATTATACAATTAAAAGCATTAACGTGTGTCCGTGTTGGTCAAAAACAAAAGAAAATAGATATTGATATACCTTCAAAAGATGCTTTTATTCATAAAATATACATTAATTCAGCACGTAAAATATATACAAATATTTATTTATTTGAAAAAGATATTGAACCATTACAAATACAGAAAAATGGTCGTGAACTAGAGTTAATTATAAAAGAATGTATATTAACTAGTATTAGAGATACAATGCCTGTTGATAAAATATTAATGGCGTACATTGAGGAAACAAATGAAGACGAAGTTATTGTAGAAGAGAAAATTATAAATCAAGAGGTAATCGTAGAAGATAAGGAAGACAACAAAGAAATTAAGGATAAAGAATCGAAGGATAAAGAATCCAAGGATAAAGAATCCAAGGATAAAGAAATTGTTGTTAAAAGCAATGAAACTGTCAAGAATGAACAAAAAGAATCATCTGAATCATCTGTAACTACAGAAAAACAAAATACTATTCAAGAACAACCAGTAACACAAGCACCAGAAACACAACCCCCGGTAACACAACCCCCGGTAACACAACCCCCGGTAACACAACCTCCAGTAACACAACCCCCAGTAACACAACCCCCAGTAACACAACCCCCAGTAACACAAGCTCCAGTATCACAATCAGTTTCTACACCAGAAAATATTAAATTTTCTAATACCGATACAGCTGTTGATAGTAATGGGTCAGAATCACTTATATCTGCACCAAAAGATATAAAACATTTAGAGGATTTACAGAAAAGAAGAGAGGAAGAAGAGGAAGAAGACGATGAAGAAGACGAAGATAGATTACAAATAGGAGATAATATATCGCTAGAAATTAGTGATGTAAACGATTTAAATAAACCTCTTAAACTAGAATCAGCTCCTGTGTTAGATGACATCGAGATTCTTGAACCATTATAATTCGTTTAAATATTAAATGAAATATAATTATAGAATTCATAAATAAATAATGGAAAATGTATTTATGAATTCTATTATTATATCTATTATTTATATTTTATTAAAATATTTAGAAATGAAATTAATTATCAAAGAAATGAAACCTATGAAACTTATAATTCGTGATACATTACTGGTTTTTATTAGTTGTGTTTCAGGGTTTTTTATATTTTCACAGATGAATAATGGTATTAGTAAAATTCAACCATCTGCTTTTGTAGGAGAAGCCGATTTTTAAATAATATTATTAATATTGTTTAAAAATTAATACTATAAAAATTAATACTATTAAAATTAATATTCGGGTTTTAATTTATCAATATCAATTATTTTGTTCTTTTGTTTTTTAATGTTTTTATTTGATACTATGTATTTTTTGAAATGTTCATTTTCTAGTACACTACATGGTTTATGATTATGAACAGTGCGTGCTATCATTTTATATAACTTAAATTCAGGATATCTCTCCTCTCCAGTATTTTTGTATAATATATTTCGATTCTTATCATCATGACACCATTGAATTATTATTTTAACTATATCCGATTTAATATTTTTTACATCTTCTAATGAATCTATAAAATAATCGTATAATGAACAACCTAATCTACATAAATCAAAGCTATAATTAGGTTCTATTATGTCTTTTTTATCGTTATAATAAGGTTCAAAATTATATTGTGTAGCAGCATCTCCCTTTGGATGATAACTGTCACTACATATTAGATTATTGCGGAAACTATAAACAGCACGTCCAAAATCTATTAACTTAAAAATTTTGCCATATGTTTCAATCTTATAGTTCTTATCATTATATTTATATATTAAATATTTTTTATCAGTTTCAACATACATAATATTATTTGTATGTAAATCATTGTGTGTAAATTTAAAAACTTTTTGATATGTTATCAACATCATTAAAATTTGCACTACAATACAGCTAAGTTCTTTATCTGAAATATTTTCTTCATTCATCAAACTATCTAATGTATTATTGCATCGTTCAAGCGCAATTAATTGAATAGGGAATTCATTTATATTTATATTAATAACATCATCTGATAACATCGAAGAATTATCTGAAGAATCACTATTACTAACTGTCTCATTTTCTTCATCAGAATATGAAGATGTCGATGAACAAGAATTTATTGACTCATTATCACTCTCAGTTTCTTTAATATTTCCTTCATAACACAATTCTACATTGCTACTATCTTTGTTTAATGTATTATTTACAATAAATAAATTATTTATATCTTTCAATTCATCATAGTTGTTTAACATATTATTACTAATATCGTCGCAAATATTAATCTTATTTTTATAGTTTCTAGTATCTTTATTTAATAAGTCCGAATGAATACTATTGTCTAATTTAAATAAAATATTATTATTTTTATGAAAAAAATCAGAATCATATAAATATTCTATTTCATCACTAATATCATATAAAAAGTTATTTTTAACTCCCAAAAACGAACCATAATAATCAATTCCATGTATGAATTTGTGTTCATTTAATAATCTACTTGTTAAGTATGAAAAAAAACCATCAACATATGCTGAATTATTAGGATCACGTATTTTAGCATAACCTATTTTAGTGTTATGTATTGGTAAATCTAATATATTTTGAGATGTATCATATTTTCCAGTTATATATTTAACTGGGTCTAATAATGGACTATATTTAAAAAACACCTCACATATTTTTTCATTATTCGAATAATCACATACAACTGCTTTATATTTATTTTCACTTTCTTTATTATCGATTGATTTAATGTAATTATTATTTAAATTAATAGAATTGTAATTTGTTTCATTCAATGAAAAAAATTTATCATATATAGGAATATAGTTTTGTAATTTAGAAATATTTGTTAAATAATCTTTTTCTAAATCCCTAAATAAATCTGTATTATCATTTTTTTTATATGAGAATTCCATTATTTGAATACAATATTAAAATACATTATGTTTAAACTTATTATATGGGTTTAAACATTAATAATATTTTCTATTCTCCGTTTAAATGACTCTTGAACTAAAAAAATTTGATATGTCTCAAATTAGTTTTAAACCTGATGAAAATAAAGGTCCTGTTGTAGTTTTAATTGGTCGTCGTGATACAGGTAAATCTTATTTAGTAAGAGATTTATTATATTATCACCAAGATATTCCAATAGGTACAGTTATATCTGGAACTGAAGCAGGTAATGGTTTTTATGGTAAACACGTACCTAAATTATTTATACACGATGAATATAATACAGCTATTATAGAAAATATATTGAAAAGACAGAAAACAGTTTTAAAGCAAGTCAAAAAAGAATTAGAAACATACAATAAATCTAGTATTGATCCAAGAGCTTTTGTAATATTAGATGATTGTCTATTTGATAATAGTTGGACTAAAGATAAAATGATGCGATTACTTTTTATGAATGGTCGTCACTGGAAAATTATGCTTGTAATTACAATGCAATATCCATTAGGTATTCCTCCAAATCTAAGAACAAATATAGATTATGTATTCATTTTACGCGAACCTTATATTTCAAATAGAAAAAGAATTTGGGAAAACTATGCAGGTATGTTTCCAACATTTGAAAGTTTTAGTCAGGTAATGGATCAATGCACTGAAAATTTCGAATGTTTAGTTATTGATAACAATTCAAAATCAAATAAGTTACACGACCAGATATTTTGGTATAAGGCAGAACCCCGCGGAGATTTTAAACTCGGTTCTAAAGAATTTTGGGAAATATCAAAAGACCTTGGATCAGATGATGAGGAAGAAGTATATAATCCAAACACACCTAAGAAAGGAACAACTCGTATTAATGTTCGGAAGAACAAATGGTAAATTTCATTTTAGATTCAACGCATTTATTTTGTTCAATAAATGTTTCTTTATCTATGGTAAAATTAAAACTACAATCATGACATTCAGGCATACGATGAGAGATACAATAAATATTATTACAACGACATTTACCTATAAGTTGTTCTGTTAATTTAAGCTTTTTATTACATTCAATGTGGGCGCATGTAATCTTCGATGAAATTTTTTTTACCATTATGACTTAAATATATATCATAAATAATATATTTAAGTTTCAATTTTTATTGTATACTTTGTAAATTTAGTTAATATTGATTATTTCATCTTTTTGTTCCTTTTTTTTATTGATTGTTAATTCGCTAAGACCATGATCGGTATTTGTATCAGTAACAATATTATCACCTTCAAATAATTCTCTACGAATGTCATTAACAGTTGCATTATCACCGACAGTAGTCTCAATAGAATTATTATTAATAGACATTAATTCACCATCTTCATTAATAGTTTGTGTTAAGACATTACCACTGGCCAAGGCCTTTTCTTTATTTTCTTCAATAGCCTTACTCTTACTTTCTTTAACACGCGTATCAAACGCTTCCTTGGCACTTTTTTCGTTTTTCTGTTTTTCATTCATAAGTTGGTTCAATTCATCTTCCAAATATTCTACACGACCAGTCTTATACGCTTCAGGATGGAAAGGAATCCACATTCCCACTGGACCAACATATACATCGTGATTTGGGTCTATTTCACGCAACATTTTACATCTTAGCTCTGCCTCTTGTTGCGAAGGAAAACATCCACGTATTTTTAGTCCACGAACACTAGTCTTAAAACTATGTTTTTCATCAAAACTCTTATTCAAATCATCCTCATTGTTATCAATATAAGTCTTATATTCATCATCTAATGTAGTATTAAATAGTTTATCCTTCTGGTCTTTAACAAAATCTTCCATATCTTTTGTCAATTCGTCAAACTCTAATTGGTCATACTTATACGCAAGAAAACTTAAAAATTGTGTATATTTTTCTAGTGATTTAGACATTTCCCACTGTTTTAAAAATTCATTAAAGAAAAATAAATTTTTTTCTTTTAAAATTTTTTCAGGTGACAAAAAAGAAACACAAGCAAATTTTTGACCCGCAATAGGTTTATCTTCGTCTAATAAATCTACGTATTTAGCATTTTCAGTGCCATCTAAGTTTAATTTTGTAACTACTCCCTCGGGTTTTTCCATATTGTTAATAATGATTTATAGTTTTTAAGTTTTTATAGTTAAATATATATTTTTTTCTAATTATTATTTATAATATGGACTTATTACACGGATTTAATTTAGGTGAATTAATCAAAAGAGCCATCAAATATTTAGTAGAAGGTATTATGGTTGCTCTTGCCGCATTTTTAGTTCCCGATAAAAAGCGCTCACTTAACCTTGATGAAGTTGCATTAATTGCATTATGTGCTGCTGCTACATTCAGCATCCTCGATACATATGTTCCGGCTGTCGGTGTTAGTGCCCGTTCGGGTGCTGGCTTCGGTATCGGTGCCAATTTAGTAGGTTTCCCTCGTTAAATAATATTTACACGTAATTACTAGTAAATATTATATAGTTGGAATAAATTCCCAATCTAATTCATTACAAATTTGTTTCCATATATCATCTTGTTCAATACGTTTTTCCCTATCTTTTAGCATTGGAAAATAATCCAAAAATTGTGTTTGGTCTAATAATTCACATAATTTATAAATAGTATAATAATAATTTAAGAAATTTACTCTATCGTCAGGACAATATTTAGCATAAGGTGCTTGAATATCCATGAATAAATTACAAAGAGTTTCTTCTAATTCAGGAGTCATAATGGGTGGTTTAATACCTAATTTGTCTTTTATAAATGGTATGTGTTCATAATATTTATTATATCCTAATTTTTTTAATATATCTTTTGCTTTTTTATTAGTTATTTGTTCTAATGTTATTCTCTCTTTTTTTATTTGTAATTTAATATTTTCAAGAACTTCATCGGGTATTTGCGTTGTTTCTTTAGCTTGAAATTGTGCCAATATTTCCCTGAAATGATTAATTCTTTTATAAGCATAAAAACAGAGTTCTTTAGGAGGTTCTTTATAGGATGATTTTTCATTATCCACTAAATATTTTACATTAATATGACAGTTATTACATATTAAAATGCCTTCATGATCAACGGGAATTAGTTCACCTTTATTGCAACTTTTACAAATATTAGATATATTTATATAATTATCAATATTTATAAAAGAGTCATCAATATTAATCAAGTATTTATTAACAAAATTATTTTTTTTTTTAGCGTTTTTAACACATGAATCTTTATTAATATTAAAAAAATTATCTACACAAGTTAATTTATTATTTCCTTCTGACAAGTTTTTCTTATCTTCAAAGTAATCAAATATAACATTTGAATTTGTTAGATAATAATCTTTCTCTTTTTTTTTTATATTTTTTATTTCTTTATTTATTTCTTTTATTTGCTCTTTTAAATCTAGAATTTCTTCTACAGATAAAGATTTATTGTCTAACCCTGATTTAAATTTTTTTTTTAATAATTCTTTTTTACTAATTAATGACGGAATTTTATTATTGTTATTATCATTAAATTCATCTACAAATTCATTATGTTTGCTGTCTAATGTTGTCGTTTTTTTAGCATTAAGAACAATTTTTTTCGTGTTTTTATGTTTAAATGCTACCATGTGTAATATATTAATATTAATTAAATTATTTAAATAAAAATTTTAGCAGATTTATTAATATTTTCGTGTATATTTAGTTTAGTTTTTCTATATATGTTTTATGGAATCTCAAGATATTTATATAAATACAAACAATGAACTTGAAATAGATACAATTAAATTACAAAAAATGGCATTTATATATAATGCTGTAGAATCAGGATGGAAAATACATAAGCAAAATAATTCGTATGTTTTTTCAAAAAAACACGAAGGAAAGAAAGAAATATATTTAGATAATTATCTGAAAAAATTTTTAGAAGCTAATTTCGATATAAATAAATTAAAATAAATTTCAAAAAAATATTTTCTTTAGCATATATATAAAATGGGAGGTGGATTAATGCAACTCGTCGCTTACGGTGCCCAAGATGTTTATCTTACAGGCAACCCGCAAATTACTTTCTGGAAGGTGACCTACCGTCGCCACACCAACTTCGCCATGGAGTCGATTGAGCAGACTTTCAATGGCCAGGCTGATTTCGGCCGCCGTGTCACTTGCACCATTAGCCGCAATGGTGATCTTGCTTACCGCACTTACCTTCAGGTCACTCTTCCTGAGATTGGCCAGGAGCTTAAGAACGACTCTGGTGATGTCTACGCTCGCTGGTTAGATTTCCCGGGTGAGCAGCTTGTTCAATCCGTTGAGGTTGAGATTGGTGGCCAGCGCATTGATCGCCAATACGGTGACTGGATGCACATCTGGAATCAGCTCACTCTTTCCAAGGAGCAAGAGCCTGGTTACAACAAGATGGTTGGTAACACCACCCAGCTTACCTACTTAACCGACAAGGACTTCGCTGATGTTGACGGTCCGTGTGATTCGTCCGCTCCGAAGCAAGTATGCGCCCCGCGCAAAGCTCTTCCGGAGACTACACTCTACGTTCCGCTCCAATTCTGGTACTGCCGCAACCCTGGTCTTGCTCTTCCGCTTATTGCCCTTCAATACCACGAGGTCAAGATTAACCTCGACCTCCGCCCGATTGATGAGTGCCTCTGGGCCGTTGATGACCTTACTGGTCTCAGCGCCACCCCGAAGGTAACCAAGGCCTACAACCAGTCGCTCGTAGCTGCTTCGCTCTACGTTGACTACGTCTTCCTTGACACCGATGAGCGCCGTCGTATGGCCCAAAACCCGCACGAGTACCTCATTGAGCAGCTTCAGTTCACTGGTGATGAGTCGGTCGGTTCGTCGTCGAACAAGATTAAGCTTAACTTCAACCACCCGTGCAAGGAGCTTGTCTGGGTTGTCCAGCCGGATGCTAACGTTGACTACTGCGGTTCGCTCGAGAAGGATACTCACCTCTTCAAGACTCTTGGTGCTCAGCCGTTCAACTACACTGATGCCATTGATGCTCTTCCGAACTCGATTATGGCCTTCGGTGGTGATAAAGCCACCTCTGGCACCGAAGCCTTCATCAATGCCTCGGGTCTCTTCCAAGACCCTGGTGCCGCTGGGTTTGATGAGACCGCCGCCTCCACTGATATTTACACATCAGGTGAGTTCGCTAATACCGGTGCGGGTAAAGTTGGCTCAACCGTTTCGGATGCTGGCACCTTCGTCCTCGCCGAGACCGCCCTCAACATGCACTGCTGGGGTGAGAACCCGGTCGTCACCGCTAAGCTCCAGCTTAACGGCCAAGACCGCTTCTCGGAGCGTGAGGGCACCTACTTCGACCTCGTCCAACCGTACCAGTCGCACACTCGCTCGCCGGACACTGGCATCAACGTTTACTCGTTCGCCCTTCGCCCGGAGGAGCACCAGCCGTCGGGCTCGTGCAACTTCTCGCGCATTGACAACGCGACCCTTCAGCTTGTTCTCTCGAACGCCACCGTTTCGGGCACCAACACTGCTAAGGTCCGTGTCTACGCTACCAACTACAACGTCCTCCGTGTCATGTCGGGCATGGGTGGTCTTGCCTACTCGAACTAGATCCATTATCTAGTTATTACTGTAGTATTAAAAAATCATATAATATAAAAATTTCATATAATATAAAAATTCCATACAATATCATATTATTAATAGTAACAATATGATATGTCTCAAAAATACTTATTATATAATAAAATATATTAATATAAAAATATATACTATTATTATTATATAATATGCAAATATTTATCAAAACGTTAACAGGCAAAACAATCACATTAGATGTTGAACCATCTGATACTATTGAAAACGTAAAACAAAAAATCCAAGATAAAGAAGGTATTCCTCCTGACCAACAACGTCTTATTTTTGCAGGTAAACAGTTAGAAGATGGACGCACACTTAATGATTATAATATTCAGAAGGAATCTACACTTCATCTAGTTCTTCGTCTTCGTTAAAATTAATTATAAATAATTATTATTTTCATATAACAATTATTTATATATACAATTATTTTCATTCAAAATAATCCAAATACTTATCATATTTATCGACAAGTGGAACAGTCTTTCTTATACATGAAACTAGTTCACATTTTGTATCCATTAATACATTGTCTTCTAAATTAGAAATAATAAGACAATTCTGGACATTAGTATTTTCTTTACTTGCAGGCATAATAGTTTCATTCATATTTTTAGGAGGTGTATATGATGACCCATAACTTCTTCTATACGGAGATACATAGGTCGTTCCTATCTGAGGTCTTGAAATTATTATATCACTCATCTCTTCATTTTGAATATATTCTTCTTTTAATCGTTTATTATCATTATAAATAAAAAATGACATAACAGTAATACTTCCTAATGATACTCCTGATAACACTAACTTACCAAAAGTGCTAGCCTTCATATATATATTGTTATATAATTGTTTATGTTATTTACATTATATACTATTATTAAATAATTTTGCCATATTAATAACCTCAGGTTTATTTTCTTCCTCTTTGAACAATTTGTAAATTAACTCATCATCTCTGAATCGTATGCTATATTCTTGTTGTATTTTGTTTCTACCAATTCTACCCATTGACTGTATACATTTTTCCTGTGACATTTTCCCCATATCTTTACCAATATAACCATGAACGAATTGATAATTAGTGCCATATATATAATCCGAAGACGCTATAATCAAATACAACCTTTGTTCTTGTGCTAATTGTTTCATTATTTCAATGTAACTAGTGCTTTTATGTGTTGTAAATACACCAATACCCATCATTAATAGAATTTTCCATATATTTTCTATATCATCAATCAACATAATTTTTTCTATAATATCATCACTAATATCACTTGTATATGGATTATCTTCACTATTAATACCATAATTGGACAAATGTTCTATACTGTTTGGAATATACTTCGTATCTAATTGAACAGTTTCAATACAATTCTCAAGATCTTTAATTTCATTTAATAGACGTTTCATCTCAGGAGCAACTCTTCCGTCTGCCATTTTTTTTTCTTTATTTTCATCGTTTTTAGTACCATCTTCATATAATTTTTGTAGCGTATTAATTTTATTTTTAATTGTATTATTATAATTAATAGCTTTTAATAACTTACTTGTTACTTCATCAGGAATATTAGCTTCCTGTAAACAAAAACGCGCTATCTTATTTACATCTTCAGCCAGAAATATAGTCGGTCCTCCGGTTAACGTATGTGCGTCACTCGTTACAAAATGAATATTAGACTTGTGATATATTTTTTTGTTACTATTTATATTACTATAAATATTATTCCAATGTTTATCATCTATGTTTGCCAACAATTTTAAATAATATAATTTAATATTTGACATTGTAATCGAATCAACTGAATCAAAATTATTTTCAATCGAATATTTATCTGATTTATAATATTTATTTGTGTTAATATTTAATACAAAGTTAATACACTCATTTAAATCAATATAACGCAAAAGAGTTTTGTATTTATCACAGTGTTTACTGATTTTAATAATATCATTATAATTACTACTCAAATAATGAGGCATTACAACATATCCTTTCTTATTTATTAATGGAATACTTTTATTGCATTCATAACTCACTATTGTATATATTTCAGAATTATCGAATTTACATCGAAAATCAATAATAGTTTCTTGCATATCTTCATATTGTGGTAACGTTGCAGACGATAAAACAACATTGGGAATCAAATTTTCCTGCCAATTTTTTTGAATAATGCTATGAAATTCATGTTCATCGTAATCTAATGTAATGGTTGGTTCATCCCAATATAGTATAATATTTTCTTTCTTATTGAATGCCAACATGTAATACATTGCTGGTATAAATGATTTAATATCACTAATTATAATTTCTACTTTATCCCCTACTGTATTATCAACTCTACCGATTCCTCCCGATTTTTTATTAATAGTATAATCCTTTGCTGCATAATAATGGAGTCGTATATCCTCTGCATCATTACAACCAAAAGCAAATGCTACTTTTTTTTGCATAGATATTGCATATTTTGCCAATGATAAACCAACATGACGTGCTGCACACAAAAATATTACTTTATATTTTTCAGATAGTCCTAATGGTGACATTGTTTTACCAGTTCCAGTTGGTGCTATATACTGAATTAATTTTGGATTTGAATATTTACAATATGTAAACAACTTTTTTTGATGATCATATAACTTATCATCACAATATTTATAAATATACTTATTTTTCTCAATAATTTCGACTCCAAATCCAATAATTTCTGTTAAATTTATATTTTCTTTCAAACTATTTAATATATTTTGTAATTCGGTTTTAAAAATATTATTAAATAAATGTATATTATATTTAATTAATTTTGAAATAGTATAGTAGTAAAATAACCATTTCTTAGAATCTTTCTTTTTTTCATATTTAAACAATTTATTCACCATATCCATAATAACAAATTCTATAATATCATTTTTATTCTGTGATAACAATTTATCTGTATTATTAAATCTAATTAGGTCGGCTTTTTTAATACTAATATTGTTATTGTTTTTTTTAGTATTATATGTTTTATTGAATTTTTTATAAATAGTAAACAAATCATCTTGAATATATTTATTATAAATATAATTATCCAATGTTTCTGAATACGAAATTTTTAAATAGGACATTAATGATTGCGAATTATTAATACATATATTAACATTATTAAACCCACTACTAATAAGTTTACATATAGATTTTTCTTTTTCATTAATAGGAATTTCTATACTATTCCACTCTGTTTTAGTAAGTTTATTCTGATTAAAATCCATACTGTTAATATAATATATATTATTATATGTATATCAATTTTAAATTGATTTAATAATATACAAACACATATATAGTAAAAATGGCATCTATGATAGAAACTAACACGTTTTCAAAAATTTATTCTGTTGAGGGAAATATTGGTTCTGGTAAATCAACAATAATTAAAATATTAAAAGAACATTTTAAGGATAATAAAAACATAATATTCTTACTTGAACCTGTTGATGAATGGAATTCGATACGTGATGAAAATCAGAAAACTATAATTGAAAAATACTATGAAAATAAAGAAAAATATGCGTTTTCATTTCAAATGATGGCATATATATCACGTCTTTCACAACTAAAACAGGCACTACAAAAAGGATATGAATATATTATTACCGAACGAAGTGTGTCTACAGATAAAAATGTATTTGCAAAAATGTTATACGATGATAAAGACATTGATGAAATAAATTATGCTATTTATAATAAATGGTTTGACGAATTTATCAAGGATATTCCAAATATAAATTATATATACATTAAAACAGATACATTAATTGCAGAATCTCGTGTAATAGAAAGATCCAGAAAAGGCGAAAGCAACATATCATTTGATTATTTACAACGGTGCTGTAATTATCACAAAACATGGTTCGATACGATTCCGAACTATTTGGAAATAAACGGCAATATAAATATTAATAATGAACCATCCTATGTAAATCAAATCATTAAATCATTTGAAGATTTTATTGAAATAAATAAAAATAATTATTATGTTTTAATGTTTGATGGTGGAAGCAGAGGTAATCCCGGACCATCAGGATGTGGTTATGTCATATATGATAATAACAATAAAATAGTTCATGAAGATAAACACTTTTTAGGTGTTCAAACAAATAATTATGCTGAATATATGGGTGTTATTCAAGGATTACGAAAAGCAGTGGAACTAAAAATAAATCATTTAATTATCAAAGGAGATTCATTGTTAGTAATCAAACAATTAAATGGTTCGTACAATGTTAATTCTGATAATATTAAACCGTTATATATTAGCGCGCAAAATTTTATAAGTAATATTGATAAAATAGAATTTATACATATTAAAAGAGACATGAATACAGTAGCAGATAAATTGGCAAATATTGCTATGGATAATAATTAGTTTTTAAGCAATTTAATATCAAATATTTTTGTTCCTTTATATTGTAAGTGGTCATTTATATTCTTTGTTGTTGGAAACAAATCATCTCCATAAATATCTTGTAATAAAAGCCATTCAAATAATCCGCCAATATAAACATAAATATTAGTAAATCCTAGACCTATTAATTGTTTATACTTTTCATAAATCTTATTATCAGATGAATTCTCTCCATAAATGATAATAATTTCATCTAAATCACTTTCAGATATTAATTTGTTTATAACTTCTACTTCATTATTAACCGATAATGTATTTTTGATTAAACAGTTTTGATTATCTTTACTCAAAGTATTAATAATTATTTTATTTTTTTTAATAGTATATTGCATATCTTCAAAATTAATACTATTAATTTTTAAAGAATTACCCATTTATTTAAAAATAAATTACAATTTTTAAATATTAATAATCATATGTAATTATTAATATTTTATGTAATTATTAATATTTTATGTAATCATTTACTGATTAATTAAATTTAATTGTAACTTCTACCTTTTCTTGTTTAATTGTCTTTGATGCTGAGACTGATAATTCTTCGCGTTTTTTTCGTGTTTTTGAATTATTATTAGTCATACTAATCCTCCTTTTTGATGTACTATTACGATTATTCATATCTTTTTCAATATCACTATAATTATTTTTTATATAATCTATAATTTCATTTTCCATAGCCCATTTAAAAAAATTTAATTGTCCTATTGTAGTCTGAATTAATTTATTATCATGATATGGAATATTAATTCTATCCCATCTACAAAATGGATCAAATCTTTTCTTTGAATATGCCTTTAATTTTAACTTGTAGTCATTGTATACTTTGAATCTACCACTGCCATTTTTTAAATCGTATACAGTAAATTTTTGCTTCGCATAATTTGTTACGAACCAATCAACAATACGTAATGAAATTGGTGATTCACCATTTATTATACTTAGCATTTCATCTAAATTGTTATCTTTATTATAAAATTCAAGTAAATTTTTCAATAATAAACTATTTTGTGTAGTATATGATGTCATTTAATTAACTAATAAAATATTCATTTTAAATACTTATTTACTAATTAATAATTAGAATTTTGAGGTGTTAAAAATTCTTGTTGATTACTTATAACATCAACATAACTTTTATTATTTAAAAATGGATTATCGCATACTTGTTTAATCATCTCTCTTTGATTTAGTTTGTCATTTGCAACTTCGCGTTTTGTAATGCTATCGCTTTTTTCATTTTCTATGCTAGGTATATTATTTGTTTGTTTTAAATATAATTCCTTATCACTTTTATATGATTTTTCAGGTTTAGACCCATCTCTCCAACATAATTCATTCATTTACATATAATTATAAAAATTTATTTTAAATAATACTAATATATAATGCTTTCTTACTTATATAATAAAAATATTCAGTTAACTATAATTGGTTTTTTATTTATTGTATGGTTTTTTTTACTAGGAAAAAATTGTCCTTGTGGATACAAAAATATAAACAAAAGAAAAGGTTGTTATCGTTTAGAAATATTTGGTGTTCAAACTAATCATTTATACTTTTTCGCTTTTCTTGGTTATTTTTTTAGTGAATATTTTTATATTATTCAAAGCGCAGGTATATTATGGGAATTATTTGAAATGTATTTGGATAAAAATGAAAAATTTGCATTTTCAATCGGCGGATGCTTAGCTAAAAAAGACTATAAATTATCTAAAGAGTGGTATTATAATTACTTAGTTACAGAAGGAAAGCAAAAATATGTAAATCCTATTGACCGTTTACTTGGCATAAAAAATTCTAAAAAACACGGATGGCACGGTTCTGTTGCTGAAATATTCGTTAATTTACTTGGTTTTAGTATAGGTTCATATCTTAATAAAAACTTTAATACTTATGAATATAGTTCAACTATATTTATATTTACAATATTTTTTTTAGAATTATTTTTTTAGAATTACTTATAACTAGTTTAAATATATTTATTATTTTTTATTAATGGATACTAATTTATCAATTAAACGAACTATTTATATTTCATGTGATACATTTGGCGGGTTCAAAAGAACAATCGAAATAAATGACTGTAATAGTAAACAAGATGTTATCAACAGAATGATTTGTTTATTGGAACAATTTTTAAACAACGAGGATTTATATAAGCTAAAAACTAAATTAGAATCAATTAAACACTTATTCCATATTCACGATTACGATTTTGGAGATATGTTATTAAATGACCAAACCTACTACATATGTAATCATGGATGTAATGAAACTTGAATTATAAAACAATACTTGAAAAAACAAAAAAAATGTTATAATTATATTAACCAACCTTACTGATTTTCAATTGTTTTGTAAATACGAAATCATCCGAATTTTTAACTCTTCTTTGTAAATTACATTTTAAACAAGATATAACAGTATTTTCATCACTATGACACTTATCATTATCAATACGATCCAACGTCCATTGTTGTTCATCTCTTACCATCTTATATAAAATCTTAACATTATTACAACAATAATAACATTTTAATTTACACGATACTAATTTTTCAATAATATTATTGGCGTCTATTAATAAATTTTTATTGTATATTTCCTTTTTAACATCTTGATTTTTATAACCACTTATTTTTCTACTTATTTCGCTTTTGATTGATTTACTATAAATATCATCTATGTCCATATAATATTTATTAATAGATATCAACTGATCTTTTATTAAAGGTTCATCATATTTTGCAACATTTCTCTCCTCTTGTTTTTTTTTGCCCTGAATAGTTTCGATGTTATGTTTTCCATTTATTGTAATTTTTTTCATAATATTATAAACATACAATATTAAAAGAAGTTAAACTTAAAATTTTATACTATATAATGAATGATACTGATAGTAATTGTCAAGAACTAAATGATATAAGATATAAAACTATGTTTATTACAGGTGGTGGTATTAATAATAATAATGTAATTGAAGTAAATAACGAAAAAAATATTAGTGTTATTTTGGACAACGAATTAATGAAAAATAAATCAGAACCATGGAGCAAATTAAATAAAACAGCTAAAATTTCGAAATTAAAAGACTATATTGAACTATACTCGTCTAATAATAAACTAAATAATGAAGAAAAGGAAAACTTGCAAAAATATTTGTTAACATCATTAGATAGAAAAAGATTAACAAGTTTAAAAGATGTTCAATATGACAAAGATAAAGGTATCATTAAAAATATACCAATGTTGCATTTTAATACTACTACGCGCAAATTTACATTGAAAAGAAGTGAAAAACGAACATCAACTGTTAAACATTTGACACAAACGAATGTTAAAAATAAGAAAATTACTAAAACATCAAAAAAAGATAAGAAAACAAAAAAAAACTCAGATTAAATTTCTATCTATTTTAAAATTTTAATCTGAATAATCTAATATGAAAAAATTGAATAATATTAAAGATAGTATTACATATAATAGAACATACATGGATGAATCTAATTCAAGTTATATTGATTTTGATATTGATGAAAAAGAATTCTTAGATTTGATTGAAACATCTCTTTACATAATAGATGATATCATTTTACTAGAACCAATGATATTTTCAAAACCAGATATGAATTCTATAATTGCAAATGATACTGCTGAGTTATTATCAATTCAAATAGAAAATATAAATAATTGTAGTGCTAATAATTATAAAATAAATTATATCATAAAAATAGCTATGAATTATTATTTTTCCTATATTTATCCGTGTAGATCTTATCCATGTTCAAAAATCTTACGAAAACCCAAAATTAGTATTATTCAAAATAAAATTAATTATCTTACTAATATTCCTCAACCAGAACAAAGAACAAATGAATGGTATCTTTTCAGATATAATTTATTGACTGCTAGCAATATATGGAAGGCTTACGGAAGCGAAAAAACACAAAATCAATTAATATATGAAAAATGTAAACCTATTAACCTAGACAAATATAATAGTGTAAATATGGAATCTTCGCTTCATTGGGGACAAAAATACGAACCTATTTCAATAGAATGGTATGAAAAACATTATAATACAACCGTCACTGATTTTGGATGTATACCGCATTCAGAACTTTCATACATAGGAGCTTCTCCTGATGGTATAAATACTGACCCATCATCTTCCAGATACGGTAGAATGTTAGAAGTAAAAAATATTGTTAATCGTGAAATAACTGGTATTCCAAAGATGGAATATTGGATTCAAATGCAAATACAAATGGAAGTTTGTAATTTAAATGAATGTGATTTCTTAGAAACTCGTTTTGTCGAATATGATGATTATAATTCTTTTATAAATGATGGTGAATTTAATACTAGTGAAAGCAATAATACAAAAGGAATAATAATGTGTTTCATTAAAGATGAGAAACCTTTATATGTTTATGCACCTTTATATATTTCTAAAACTGAATTTGAAGAATGGGAAGAAAAAGTAATGGAGGAACATAAAGACCTAACCTGGCTAAAAAACATATATTGGAAACTAGATGAAATCAGTTGTGTATTAGTATTGCGTAATAAGTTTTGGTTCCATTCAACAAAACATATGTTAGATAAAATATGGAATAATATTATTTATGATAGAATACATGGCTATGAACACAGAGCTCCAAAAAAAAATAAAAAAGAATCAATACAGGATAAAAACGTAGATGTAAAATGTAATATTGTTATAGAGACAGAGACAAAAGACGAAAATAATGTTGTAGAAACAAAAACGAATGATAAAACTAATATTGAGGATGTAGCCATAAATATTAAAAAAGGAGAAAACGAAATTGTAAATACCACCAAAACAGATGTAAAAGTTAATAAAAATGTAATTGTGATAGATATTTAATACTTTTTATAAATATTAAGTAGAACTATTTAAAATTTAGTCATCAATATATTTATATGTCTGTTCAAGAAATGAGGGTTATGAAAAGAAATGGTTCATATGAAGATATTTCTTTTGATAAAATATTAAAACGGGTTAAGAATTTAGGTAACAATATGGAACCTAAGCTAAAATTAAATTACAGTCCATTTGTGATGGATGTAATTGAACAACTATACCCGGATATATCTACTACAAAAATCGATGAACTTACTGCTGAACAATGTGCATCATTGTGTACAAAACATCCTGACTATGGATTACTTGCTAGTAGAATTATTGTATCAAATAATCATAAAAATACACTATCGTCATTTAGTGATACAATGGAAAAATTATATAATTTTAAAGATGTTCATGACAACAATATTCCTATTATTGATCAGAAAGTTTGGGAAATTATCAAAAACAATAAAGATTTTTTTGATTCGATTATTAATTACGACAGAGATTATGAAATTGACTATTTTGGATTTAAGACATTGGAAAGAGCATATTTAATGCGAGTAAATAAAGTTGTAGTAGAACGCCCACAACATATGTGGTTGCGTGTTTCTATTGGTATTCATTTTAATGATTTAGAATCAGTAAAACAAACATATGATTTGATGTCTCAAAAATATTTTACACATGCAACACCTACTTTATATAATGCTGGAACGCCCAGACCTCAGCTTAGTTCATGTTACCTATTGTCTATGGAAGATGATAGTATCGATGGTATTTATAATACACTAAAAGAGTGTGCAAATATATCAAAATGGGCCGGTGGTATTGGTCTCCATATTCATAATGTAAGGGCAACAGGTAGTCATATTCGCGGAACAAATGGCACATCAAATGGTATAGTTCCAATGCTACAAGTTTTTAATAAAACAGCTCGCTATGTGGATCAAGGAGGAGGAAAAAGAAATGGTTCATTTGCCATCTATTTAGAACCTTGGCATGGCGATATTGAAGATTTTTTGGATTTGAAAAAAAACCATGGTGACGAAGAATTACGTGCTCGAGATTTATTTTATGCATTATGGATTCCGTCATTATTTATGGAAAAAGTAGAAAAAGATTTAGAATGGTGTCTATTCTGTCCTGACAAATGTCCTGGATTATCTGATTGTTATGGTGAAAAATTCAATGCTCTGTATATGAAATACGAATCGGAAAATAAAATGATTAAAAAAATAAAAGCCCGTGATTTATGGTATAAGATTTTGGATTCACAGATGGAAACAGGAACGCCATATCTACTATATAAAGATTCGGCTAATGAAAAAAGTAATCAAAAAAATTTGGGGGTTATTAAATCGAGTAATCTGTGTACAGAAATCATAGAATATAGCAATGACAACGAAACGGCTGTATGTAATTTAGCCAGTATTGGATTAAGTAAATTTGTAAATGACGATAAAACGTTTAATCATGAAAAGTTGCATGAAGTTACAAAGGTAATAACCGGAAATCTTAATAAAATTATTGATGTCAACTTTTATCCAACAGAAAAAACACAAAGAAGTAATTATTTACATCGACCTATCGGTATAGGTGTTCAAGGTCTGGCCGATACATTTGCTATGATGGATGTTGCTTTTCATAGTGATGAAGCAAAACAAATAAATAAAGATATATTTGAAACCATTTATCATGGTGCATTAGAAAAATCAAACGAAATGGCTGTTGAACGGCAAATGGATATGAAAATACTCCAAAGTTACAAAGATAACGACATAGACATTTTTACTTCAGGTGATAAAGCGTGTCGCGAATATATTTTTATATCAGAAAATGATAAAGAAATACTTGAACGGATAAAACCAATTCGTGGCGAAATATATGCATCTGGAACCACAACACTTGGCTCTTATTCGTCGTTTGTTGGATCACCCGCCTCACAAGGAATATTACAATTTGATATGTGGGGTGTAACACCAAGTGACCGTTATGACTGGACTACATTAAAAACAAGTATTAAAGCATATGGTTTGCGTAACTCTTTGCTTTTAGCACCAATGCCTACAGCATCAACATCACAAATATTAGGAAATAACGAATGTTTTGAACCATACACAAGTAATATATACACACGGCGAACACTAGCGGGTGATTTTGTAGTAGCTAATAAACATTTAATGCAGGAATTAGTAGATTTAGGTATATGGAATGAAGAATTAAAAGATAATATTATTATTAATAAGGGTAGTATTCAACAAATAGATGGTATTCCAGATAAAATAAAAGAAAAATATAAAATTGTTTGGGAAATACCTATGAAACATTTAATCGACATGTCAGTAGACCGTGGAGCATTCATATGTCAATCACAAAGTCTTAATCTATGGCAAGAAGACCCAAGTTATAAAACTCTAACTGCAATGCATTTTTATGCTTGGAAAAAAGGTCTAAAAACCGGTATTTATTATTTACGACGTAAACCAAAACATCAACCACAACAATTTACAATCGACCCAACAAAATTACAGAACAATGACGAAATTTGCGAACATTGTTCAGCGTAAGCAACTAATTATATAGAATTTAATTATATAGCTTATATAATTTTCTAATAATTGAACATCCATTACTAAGAATATCTAATCCTTTAATCATTTTATAATAACATCGTAAACAAATTAAAACATCTGACATAGAATCGTGAACATTTTCAGGGTAATGCCCAAATAAATAATTGTGTAATTCAGATAATGTTGGATATTTATAATATTTCTCTCCTTTACTATTTACTCTTTCTATTTTACATATCTCAACTGAATTTTTCATAGAACAATATTCTTTTACACCCTTTCCTGAACTATTTGTAAAATATTGTTTTATATTTAGTCTAACACATTCTACCATAATCATTTTCTTATCAAATGTCAAATTATGTGCAACAACAACATCAGCTGTTTCCAACACCATATTAAAATTATTTATAGCTTCACTAATAAGAATTCCTTTTCTATTAGAAATAGACCTAGTTATTTTATGTAATTCAATACTTTTTTCTGAAATTTCAACATTATCATGTAATTTAATAATATCATCTACACAACATAATGTTTTTTGCATATCAATATCATACAATATATAACTTAATTGTATAATATGAGGCCATTTGGTTACATCTCGTATTGATGCATTACGATCACTGGGCAATCCTGTAGTTTCAGTATCAAATACTAGAATCTTCATTTTACCCCATATAAAAAATTTTATATATATTCAATTTTTTATATAATTAATTTTTATTATATTCGTTTTTTAATATATTCGTTTATTTATTATATAAATAGATGGTATCACTAATTAATTTTTATTTTAAAAATAGGATTTACAATATAATATTTATAAGTATTATTATTAGAATTTTTAGCATATAAATTCCACGAATTATCACTTCTAATTAATTGAGGCCGTTGAATATTTGTTAATTGATTAGTAATAGTATTATTTGTAAAATTAGGTACATCTGAATTAACATGGTTATCTTCGTATAAAATTTCAAATTTCAAAGATATTTCATCATTTACACTATCATATTCAGAATATGATGCTATTTCCAACAACGAAGAAATATTATCTTCCTTCTCTATTTTACTTTGTAAATGAAAACATAGTTCATTAATACGATTTTCATCATAAAATTTATGAGCTACTACGAATTCTAGTTCGTTATAATCAACACTTACGGCTATATTTTCAAATTCAATTAATCTACTTTTTAACATTTCGATAGTTACAACTTCTTCAGGACAAATATTACTATCGCGCCGAGGCAATTTAATTATAATGATATGCAAATCACTATTTATTTCTATTTCGCTCTTGAACCACGATGAAGAGAGATATTGACCAGATAAATAATTTCCATCATAATTTAACACAAATGGTGTATTGATTACACATTTCCACTCATTATTTATCTTATACATAAAATAATAATTGCATCCATCAAATACTTTAGGGTTACTACTATGAGAACTTTCCATTGTTTAAAGTTAAAAAAATTTATTTATATTATTTCAATTTTAAACAAATATAACATGTTATAATATTTTCTTTAAGTATAGTTTTTACAAATACCAAATGTTTTCCTATGAAATTTACTAATACCGTGATTAACAATACCATCACGATGTTTCTGTGTCCCATATCCTTTATTTTTTGATATTTCATAATACTCGTCTAGATAAGGATTGTTTTTACATAATTCTTCTATATAATCGTCACGAAACGTTTTTGCTAATATTGATGCCGCTGCAATCGAAGTATATTTATTATCACCACCTTCAATACATATATGAGGAATTTGAACGATACCAGATTCTTCATAATATTTAGTATATGGTTTAAAACTATTTCCATCTATCAATAGTCTATAATTGTTATTAGAATTTGCCAATCTATGATTAGAATGTAAATCACCAATAGCTCCATGCATCGCTTTATGGGTTGCATTAAGAATATTTATTTTATCTATTTCTTCTTCTGTTGAATAACATACACTCCATGCTATTGCACTTTTTTTTATATAATCGGCCGCTTCGTTTAATTTCTTTTTTGATGAAAATCTTTTACTATCCTTCATCAAAGCATGATTAAAATCTTCTGTCTTTGGCAATATTACAGCAGCACTATATACACGTCCTAACATAGGACCTCGTCCAGCCTCATCAACACCAATTTCAAAATGAACATCATTATTATAGTATTTATTTAATACAACTTGATTGCGTTTCTTATCCATTTGATATAAATAAATATGTATTTTAAAATCAATATTTATTTATAATAAATATTACTACAAACTTTTTTCCGTATATAATCTATACAATGAAATTGAATGCACTAATTATTTTTTTTATAATTTTAGCATCATTATTATTATGTAATTGTTTAGGAAAACCTCTATATGAAGGTATGGAAAATCATGATGCTAATACTGATGCTAATACTGATGCTAATACTGATGCTAATAC